CCATGACCCCAACTATGTGCTGGGGAGGACGAAAAACGGGACGCTCCGCACCTGGGAGGACGACACGGGGCTCGCCGTGGAGATAGACCCTCCGCGGACGCGGTGGGCCGGCGACCTCCTCGTCTCCATCGAGCGCGGCGACATCAGCCAGATGAGTTTCGCCTTCCGAGTCGGCGAGGAGGAGTGGGGGGAGGTCGAAGGCGTCAGGGAGCGGACGATCCTTTCGTTTGACGAGATCTTCGACGTTTCCGCGGTGACGTACCCGGCCTATCCCGAGACGGACGTCTCCATCCGGGCGGGGCTCGAGTCCGAGGTCATCGACCCCGGGCGGCTCGACGCGGCCTTCGTGCGCGCTGGTATCCGCGCAGGAATACCGCCGGAGGACTCGGCGATCGTGCGTGAGTACCTGCGCATCCTGTGCTTCCTGATCGACCCCCCGCCCCGTGACATTGTGGATATCAAAGAGCCCCGCGACTGCCCGCAAGGGCGGAGCATGCCGCAACTGAAGCGCCGGCTCCGGTTCCTGGAGCTGGAAAACTCATTCCAAGGAGAAAAGCCATGAAGGACTGTAACGACCTCCGCCGAAGGCGGGGCGTGATCATAAAGGACATGCGGGCACTCGCGGACCTCGCCGAGGCGGAAGGGCGCGAGCTCACCGCCGAGGAGCAGGACCGCTACTCCCGCATGGAATCGGACCAGGAGAAGCTCCGCCTCGAGGTCGAGCGCGAGGAGCGACAAGCCGCTCTGGACCGCGAGCTCGCGTCTTTCGACAGGGAGCCCTCGCGGATGCCGGGGCCTGCGCCTGACGGGAAGAACAATAACAATCCAAGAGCTTCCGAAGAGTACCGGGCGCAGTTCACCGACATGCTCTCGCGCGGCTATCGCCCCGCGGAGCACAGGGCGCTTCAGGCCGACTCTCAGATCGGCGGCGGGTACCTCGTCGCCCCCGAGCAGTTCATCAACCAGCTGATCGAGGCCCTGCGCGACCAGGTCTTCGTGCGCCAGGTCTCGACCGTAATCCCCGTCCAGAAGGCCACGAGCCTCGGCGTGCCGGTGCTCCAGGCGCGCCCGGACGACGCCGACTGGACCGTGGAGCTCAAGACCGGCTCGGCCGACACCGCCATGAGCTTCGCCAAACGGGAGCTCCACCCGCACCCGGCGGCCAAGCGGATACTGGTGTCGACCTTCTTACTGAACAACGCCGTGCTCCCCGTGGACCAGATCGTCCGCGACCAGCTGGCCTACAAGTTCGGGATCACGCAGGAGAAGGCGTTCCTCCTGGGCTCCGGGTCCGGGCAGCCCCTGGGGCTCTTCACCGCGAGCCCGAACGGGATCGACACGGACCGCGACGTCTCGACGGGAAACACGACCACAGCGATCGGGGCCGACGGCCTCATCAGCGCGAAGTACGCCCTCAAGGGCCAGTACCAGCGCAGCGCGCGCTGGATCTTCTACCGCGACGCCGTGGGCGCCATCCGCAAGCTCAAGGACGGCGACGGCCAGTACCTGTGGCAGCCGGGGCTCGTGGCCGACAAGCCGGACACGATCCTGGGGCTGCAGTTCTTCATGTCCGAGTACGCCCCGAACACCTTCACCACGGGCAAGTACGCCGGGATACTGGGCGACTTCTCCTTCTACTGGATCGCGGACTCGATGGAGTTCTCCATCCAAGTGCTCAAGGAGCTCTACGCCGAGTCGAACCAGATCGGCTACATCGGCCGGATGGAGTGCGACGCGCAGCCCGTGCTGCCCGAGGCGTTCGTCCGCGTGAAGCTGGCTTAACCGAATGCGGGACGGGAGGGGCCGGCGCACGGGGCCGGCTCCTTTCACTAACAAGGAGACAATCCATGAACCTCAGCAAGAACGCAAAGGTGACCCGCGCGCTCAACTCCGTAGCCGCGGGCACGACAAGCCAGAACGGGTCCGTGATCGACATGAGCGGGTTCGAGGGCGTCCAGTTCGTCGCGCTCTTCGGCGCGCTCACGGCGACCCAGGTCACGAGCCTCAAAGTCCAGCAGGGCGACGAGTCCGACGGGTCCGACATGGCCGACCTCGAGGGGAGCCTCCACACGGCCCTCGCCGACACGGACGGCAACAAGTGCCTGGTGACGGACGTCTTCCGGCCGCAGAAGCGCTACGTGCGCGCCGTGGTCACGCGCGGGACGGCGAACGCCGTGATCGACGGCGTGATCGCGCTGCAGTACAGCCCTCGCGGCGAGCCCGTGACGCACGACGCCACGGTCAAGGCGGCGAAGCTCCTCGTATCTCCTGAAGAGGGGACGCCTTAGGCCGCAACTGCTGGCCTGCAAACAGGGGGCCGGGACTCCAAACTCCGGCCCCTCTCCCGATTGACGGAGGATTTCGAAGATGTCCGACAACACCTACGACACGAAGGTCTACACGAAGCAGGGCGGCGGCGAGTTCGTCGTCGCGAGCGGCGGCAGGATCACGGTGGAGGCCGGCGGGACGATCGACGTCTCGGCGGGCACCCTGACTCCCGGCACCACCGCCATCGCGGACGGCGCCGTAACGACTGCGAAACTGGCATCCGGCGCGGCGACGCTGCCCAAGATCGACCCGGCGGGGATCAAGGTCCTCGCCGCGGCCGGGAAGAACGGTTCCGGGGCGATCACCCTCACGGGCGCCGCCATCGGCGACCGCGTGGTCGCGGTCTTCGGGGCGCCGACTGCGGGCGGGGCGCTCGAAGCCAAACTTCCGGGCACGGACTTCGAGGCGGCGGTGACCGTGACGGACGAAATACAGCAGCTCTCGGCCGACAACCTCTCGACGAAGACCTACGTCTTCGTCCTCATCCCGGCGGCGGCATAGACATGAAAGTGCGACTGAAAACCGTAATGGCGGGGCCCGACGGGGTCTTTCACGCCGGGTCCGTGATCGACCCGCCGGCAGATGTGGCCGAGGCGCTGATAGCTGCCGGGTACGCCGAGCGCCTGGAGCGGCAGCCCGAGACGGCGGCGTTCGAGCCGGCATCGAAGGCGGTAAAGCCCGCCTCCCGTCCGCGAAAGGTCGTGTGATGGGCCTGAAGCTCGTCACGCCCCCGGCGGTCGAACCCGTCACGCTCGCCGAGGCGAAGGCCCACCTGCGCCTGGACACAGGCTCGGATGACGCCTACGTGTCGGCGCTGATCACGGCCGCGAGGGAAAGGGTCGAGCTCTTCCTGCGCCGGGCCCTGATCACGCAGGCGTTCGAGTTCGCGGTCGACGATTTCCCGGCGTACGACCGCGCGATCGACCTGCCGAGGCCGCCGCTGCGGTCCGTGGAATGGATAAAGTACGTCGATACCGCCGGCGTCCTCCAGACCGTCACGCCCGATACCTACACGGTCGATGCGTCCTCGAACGAGATCGGCCGCATCGCTCTCGCGTGGAACCGTTTCTGGCCGTTCGCGCGGTACACGATCAATGCCGTGACGGTCCGGTTTGCGGCCGGGTATGGCAGCGCGCCCAAGGACGTCCCGCAGGCGATCCGGCACGCGGTCCTGATCGAGACGGCGAACCTCTACGAAAACCGCGAGGACACGGTGGTGGGCCAGGCGGTCAACATGCTCTCGGTTTCGGAACGGCTTCTGTGGCCGTACCGGGCGCTTGGGGCCGATTAGCGGCTTCGGTCACTTGTCCGAATTGAATATGTCGTTCGCAACGGGCCACGAGCCGTCGGGTTGCCGTTTGCGGATCTCGACGTACTTTCCGGCATCCTCGACCGGGGTCGGCGCGCCTTGCGGCTGGAGCGTCATGGAGTATCTGCCCCGCACGTATGCAAGGTCGCCGCGGCCATCGATCTGCTCGATCTCATTATCAAACCGCGTCGCCCGGGGGAATCCCGCGATCCATTTTTGGATCGCATCGCGGCCGCGGACTGTCGGATGGCCGGGGGGCATCACCACGGCGTCTTCGGTGTAACACTTTGCCAGGGATTCAAAGTCTCCTGCGACCATGAAACGTTTCCATTCGTCGGTGAGCCGGCGGATTGCAGCGACGTCTTCCGCGGGCAAGCCTGCCTTCGGGGGCTTTGGCATCTCACACCTCCTGATGTTCGAAGCGGGAATAAGGGTTGAGGT